GCTTCTTCAAGCAGCTTCTCCCAGTCTTTAGAACCTACATCGCCCGCTGTAAATCCATTTGTTCCAGCGGTGTAGCCCTTAAACTTCTGCCAGTAATCATTATTGTACTTGCCAATATTCTTACCTTTTTGGACATTGCCTTCACCAGCATGGTAAGCGCGTACAGCCTTCTCTAAATCCCCCTTAAAGAGCTTTAAAAGGTATGACATGTACTTTGCAGCGCCTTCGGCAGATTGAGCCAAATCCGTGCGGTCTTTGACGCCATATTGCTTGGCTGTGCCTTCCAGAAACTGAAAGCCACCAGTGGCGCCAGTTTGGCTATTCACCTGATTAGACTTGCCAGTATTCCCTGTTTCAATTGCATGAATTGCTGATAATGTGCCGCTTGGCAGTCCGTACTTAGACTCAAGGCTGGAAAAATTATATTTGGCTGCGTTGGCTTGAACTTTTGAGCTTGCAGTTAAAACTTTCTGTTGTTTCTCAAGCTCCTTGGTTCGCTCCTTTTCAGCAGCATTTCTGGATTCAATAACCTTTTTGTTTTGCTCCTCAATGCTATTGATTTTCAGCAAATATTGAACTTGCTCTACAGTAATCGACTTGCCTTCTTTTTGAAGTTTTAGTGCATATTCCGAGATTAAGTTAATTTGTTCTGCGTTATAGCCCTGATCCAACATTACTTTGGTTAAGCTTGCATTAAACTCACGATCAAACAAAGACTTCTTAAATTCAGCTTGAGCCTTGGCTGCTTTTTCCGCTGCCGTTGCGTTTTTATCAAGAGATTTGGAATTTTCATCCACACCAACTGCTGCGGTCTGTGCTTTGCGACCAGATAACTCAACTTCAATGCCAAATAAATTCAGCTTTGATTTTGTGTTGGTTGCCTCTTTTGCATTCTTTTCAAACTCAACAGTATTTGCTTTGATCGACTCATAAACTTCTTTACTGATGCGAAGCTCATTAAATCGCTGTACTGCCTCAGTCATGCTAATCGTGCCGTTGCGGGCATCTTGCACAACCTGCACAACTTCCTTATTTCCTTTGTAAAGTTGCTCAATTGCATTCAACTGCATGTTGATCTTGCTGCTAGATTCAGACAATGCTGCGTTCTGACGCTCGAAAGCTGCCGCCATATCATTAACAGCGTTATCTTTCTCAAGACCTTTTAAAGCTAGTAATTCATCTTTTGCTTTTTTCGCTACAGCGGCTTGTTCTTCAAGTTTTGCATTGGCTTCGGCTGTACGGCTTTTTAAGTACATATAGCCAGCAGCTAAAGCAGTCACACCTATCGTTAGTGCACCAATTGGACCACCAACCAAACCAAGCAACATTGCTGAACGCGAACGGCTAGCATTGAGTGCATTCTCAACTGTAGTTTGAGCAACTACGGCGGATGCACTTTGCTTTAATGCAATGCTGTGTGCAATCTCTGCTTGAGTGAGTCGCATAGTTGCGGCTGCACGTGCTTGGCGTGTTGTTGCGCTATTTAACTCTTGGCGTGCAAGATGGATTTCTTGTGCTGCCAAAGCTGTAACTTGACGAGTGCGTTGCACCTCCACTGCTGCAAGCTGTACTTGTGACTGTAATGCGGTGGTATCTGCTGCTCGTCGTGCCACTACTGCGGTGATCGAACCGTGAATCGCCACTGTTTGAGCAGCAATAGTTTTGGTTAGTAAAGCCACACCACCAACTACTGCAATACCAGCAATAGCATCAAGGTTGTTGGCTAATACTTGGATGCTACTAGCTAAGGTTGTTGCAACACCTGAAGCCTTGCCTGCTTCGCCTGTAAATTTGGTGACTTCATTGCTTAATAGTTGAAGGGATTGGCCAATTGTCACATCGGTTTTTGCAAATAATTCATCTACTGATTTTTTTGATTTTGTTAATGCATCAACGAGAATGTCGCTGGTCAATTTACCATCATTAGCCATGGCTCTTAATTGACCAATATTTACACCAAGACCTGTGGCAATAGCTTTCAATAATCCGGGAGCCTGTTCTGCGACAGAGTTAAATTCCTCGCCGCGAAATACACCTGATGCTAAAGATTGCCCAAACTGAACCAGTGCTGCATTTGCGCCTTCAGTTGAAGCCCCACTAATTGCCACAGCTTTTGATACTGTTTCTGTAAGCTCGGCTGTTTTAGCCATGTCAATATTTAATGTTTTTGCATTATCTTGAAATCGCTGATAAACCTGTATGACATTTTCCCAACTTGAGCGTGTTTTTTGCGCAATGCTAAAGGTGTCGCTCATTGCTGTATTGAGTTCGACCTGTGAGTCTGTGACAAGCTTTAAGCGGTTTTGCATCCCTGTGTAGGCATCCATTTTAGATATGGCAGCACCAACAGTCACAACACCCGCCATATAGCCTGCAAGTTGGCGAGTCGCTACAGACATGGAATCCATAGATCGTGACGCATGGTCGCCATTGCGCTCAATATTTTGGAGTTCATTTGCTACATTTCGTGCATTTCTTTCAGCGTTTCTCGAATCAATAGTAATTCGCAATACAGATTCTTGAGCCATTTCACTTTCCTGCGGGCAATAAAAAAGCCCGCAGAATGCGAGCTATGGTTAGGTATTAAAAAAGCACATTAGAGTGATTTTTAATCATACATACTTATGCAGCCCAAATAATATTTTGCTGAAAATTCATTTAGCTGCTCCTCCTTTATTGATGGAGTTGAATAGTTTGGCTGCTCATAAGCATCACGGATGATTAGACCAACAATCTTATGCATATTTTTATCTGGATTTTGCTTAAGGGCTGAATCGTTTGCCTCCAAAGCTTTAATTAAAGGCATACCATTTTGTTTTTGCTTCATGATTGTATTTGCCATTTCCATGTACATCCGACAATTCTCTTCATGGTTAGCATTGCTTGTGTTTTTTGCATAAGCACCCAAGGACAAGCAAATCAAACTCCCTGCAATTAATATATTTTTCATTATTTGATCCTTGTTAGGCGTAAATTAAAGTCTGATGGGACAAGTATGCGGTACTCAACTTCTGCGTTAGGCTTCATCTCTGCCTCTTGTGAAGTTGCAACATTTGGGCACATTCCCCCGCCTGTTTCCAGTCTAAAGATATAATAATCAGGTCTTAGGTACACAACAGCCTTTTCATTGGATCGTATTGAGAAAATTTTTATATTATTAGCGTAAATATCATGAGTACAGCCAGAACCTAAAAAACCTTTATCACGCAAAAAAGTTACCTTAGTCTGATCTTCTGATTTTCGTTTAAAATAATCAGAATCAACCATTCGACTTTCAGGAACCATTGCGGTTTGATTGCTATTTACAGGGCTGGTTGAGCACCCCACAAAAAGAATACTTAAAATACCCATAAATAATAATTTTTTCATGTGAATATCCTTTTATAAGTAATCACAAGATACTAACTCTTCACTCAAAAAGAAACCTCCCGGAGGAGGCTTAGCTTTACTAAATAAAATCTCACCCGAGCTTACTGAAGATGCTTATAAGACTTTTTTAGATCTCAAATCCTGCATTAGATCACCAATATTAGAAGATATCGCAGAACGAACAGCCTCTGAGTCAGTACCTCCCATCGCTTTCGGTGAAGCTTTGTGTGTTTTGATTGTATTTTTATAAATCTGCTCACCGTTTTTCGTGACGATATAATCAATATCTAGATAAAAATCAACCTCTATAAAGCCAATCCAGTCGTATTCGAATCGCTGAATATCACCTGATATCTGAATGTCTGCATTCCGATCAGGATTAAAACCTGCTGCGATTAACTCCTTTGTTAGTGAGGACTTTAGTAACACATCTGCTTTATCAGACATGTACATAGTTCCAATCGCTGCTGATGGCTTCTGAAATTCATTTGACTTAACTAGTCCTTTTTCGGCGGGAAGGTATTTAAACACCCCAACCCCTACATCCCCTTGGCCTTTGATTGTTGGTGATGCAACATAATTAATAGGCATTGTTGTTGAGCACCCACTCAAAACCAACCCAAAACCCAAAACCCCTGCAATTAATAGTTTTTTCACGTGATTACCCTCTTATAAGTAAATATAAGATACTAATTTTCAGGGGGAAAAGAAACCAACCTAAGCCGATTTCTTCTGCATTCTCTTATAAGCCTCATCAATGAACCGATTGTCCAGATCAAAGATGACAGCGTTAAAAATATAACGCTCCACGGGTAACTCATACTGCTCACAATAGGCATTTAGATCACCAATGCCCAACGCTAACGGTGTGCCTTGCTCATATCGACGTGAGCGTGAGATGACGTTATAAGCTTCGATTAAAGCATTGGCTGTGTAGCTATATTCAGGCTTTTTAACTTCTTCTGGTGGCTTTCTGCCTGTCGCCTCGGCTATTGCGCGTTGTTTTTGGTTGTACTCACCCGCTTCTTCTTCACTGGCGAACTGGAGGTATCGGTAGAGTTCTCGGACTTTCCCAATACTTCATCTCGATAGCTGTTTGCTTCGACTTGAATCTGGTCGGACTGTCCTTTCACAAATGCCCAAATCGCCACACCAATGTCACCCATGTTGAAAAGCTTGGTTGCGTTTTCAGGTGTGCATTCAGGCTCAATCTCTTTGCCATCTTCAACAAAAACTACACCTTTCCAGTCGGCTACCAAGTGACATGCGGCAGCTTCAAGTAATAACTCATGATAAAGCTTACCCTTACTGACAGCAGTGGCCACATCATAACCTTTTGACGACAATTGATTTTGTGCGCGCTCAACCGCTACACGATATGCTTTGTAATCAGAACCACGAATCTTGAACTCTGCCAATACATTGCCTTTGCTATCTTTGTATTCTTTCCAAAGTGTGACTTCTTTGCTTTGTTGAATTGCTACTTTTAAAGCCATGTTTGATCTTCCAAAAGAAACCGCCCGAAGGCGGCTATTGATTAAACTTTAGGTGTGCGCGTAAGTGTTGGCGCTTGATCCACAACCGTGTATTCAAATGTTGTGTTCAAGAGGTCATCTTTACCACCAGTTGCAAGCGGTGCTGTAAGCTCAACTTTAGGAATATTTAAAACGTATTTATTCCCAGCGGTATCCGTAATTGGAATTGATAGCGAGATATTCCCATTGGTGAACTGCTTCTCATAAAGCTCTGCCGCTTTAGTAGACCAAGCCATTGTAAAACTACCTGTACCTTTGGCTGACATTTCAAGAATTGCACCAACTTCAAG